TGTTCAAGTGCGGATGATATACGTTTGCATTATTTCGCCGCCAAGGATTTCACTAAAAACTGGAAAAGTGGCGGAATTTGGAAAGTAGACAACAGCGTGGGGGATAAAGTAGAAATTATGATTTGTGATATTAAATCATATCTATGTGCTATGTATTATATGTTATCATTTAATCAAAGAGAAAATGTAATTGTATATTGGGATGAACCCACCATTACGTTGGATTATGACCATCACGAATTACATTCTATCATTAAAAATAACTGGAAAGAAAACTTAATCCCGACGATGGTGTTATCTTCTGCCACTCTTCCAAAAATACATGAACTTACAGAAACCATAACCGATTTTAAGAATAAGTTTGAAGGTGCGGAGATTTACAATATAATCAGCCACGAATGTAAAAAATCAATCCCGATCATCAATAAAAATGGGCATGTAGTTTTACCTCACTATTTAAGTAATGATTATCATGAAATACGCCGTATCGTAAATCATTGTGAAAATTATTTAACGCTCTTGAGATATTTTGATTTGAACGAATTGACCAAATTCATTCAATTCGTAATGAATACTCCCTATATTGATGAAAAATATAAAATCGACCGCAACTTTATATCGTTGGACGATATTGATATGACCAGTATTAAATTATATTACCTCAAAGTATTAAAACATATCGCCCCTTCCAAATGGCAGGAACTTTACGACGAATTTATTCAAATAAGAGAATTAAAAATCACTTCAAATAATGGGATTGATTTGAAAGGTAATAAAATTAAAAAAATCCCAGGCGGGGTGAATCAAGAAGAAAACACCGGAGGAGGAAGTATTTATATTACTACAAAAGACGCATATACACTAACCGATGGCCCGACTATATTCTTATCTGCGGATGTTGAGAAAATTGCAAAGTTTTGTATTCAACAAGCAAATATACCAGATATTGTTATGAAAGATATTATGGAAAAGATTGAATTTAATAATAATGTCAACGACCGAATTGCTCATTTAATCAAGGATTTGGAAGATATTACAAACCAATCCCCAAAAGATGATGGCGATGACGGTAAAAAAGGGGGAGGGAAAGACCTCCACAAATGTAATCGTGTTGGAAAAACCGATAATACAAGTGAAATCGGGAATAAGTTAAAAACTCAGTTGGAAATGTTAAAGTCGATGGTTAAAGTTGCGACATTAAACGAAACATTTGTTCCAAATAAGCCACACCATGTTAAAAAATGGGCCGAAACTATGAATGCGACAAATGCATTTACAAGCAATATTGAAGAAGAAACCATCTTGGAAATTATGTCGCTTACTGGAGTTGAAGATAGTTGGAAGGTTTTACTACTCATGGGGATCGGAGTATTTACAACTCACAAAAATACAAGTTATACAGAAATAATGAAAAAACTTGCGGACCAACAAAAACTTTACATTATTATTGCATCAAGCGATTATATTTATGGAACCAATTATCAGTTTTGCCACGCATACATAAGCAAGGATATGGACCTCACACAAGAAAAAATAATACAAGCGATGGGAAGAATCGGGCGAAATAAAATACAACAATCGTATACAATACGGTTTCGAGACGACGCACAAATAACTAAGTTGTTTACTGAAGACACCGCTAAACCCGAAGTTATTAATATGAATCGGTTGTTTAGTGCGTAGATAGAGTAGTTAGGTAGTTAGGTTTTAGTATGTAAACATCTAGTTAAATAAATCATTTATTACATTTTTTATTGTTATTCATATATATGGGTCAAGTAGCATCAACTGTTTACAATATATTCTCATTAAAGGGTGGGGGAGGTGATGTAGTCTTTTCGGATAGTGGCACCACACTTTTTAATACGATACCAGCAGATACAGATGAAATCGATTTGTTTAAATCGACTAAATCATTTAAATCGCCAACGTCCAAATCCTCTTCTTCATCTGTAGAATCATACAAATCGATTACTGGTGTTTCGCCAATGTCCATATCATCTTCTTCGCCTGACACATCGCCTTCATTGTTGACACCGCTACCAGTCGTACCTATCATTTCTACATATACCGCAAATGCTATAGAATTATTAATAACTCCAAATCATCCCTTACCAGGACCTACCACGTTAACTAGAAAACCAAGTATAGGAAGTACTGCAATAGAAACATCATACCTTGCGAATACGTCATATAAGTTTTTTTTTGGATATGAAATAATTAAAGGGTATACATCAAGTAATAATATGAATGTCGAAATAATGAATACTTCTCCTACGTCTACGAATATACGAAGTTTAAGACAGACACTATTGGAGAAATGGCTTTCTACAGATACTACAACACATCAAACAACATTAAATTTAGCAAACATAGATGAATATTTACAACATTTTTATCGCATGTTTATTTATAATACAATAGCGAATAAAGAATTAACGAAAAATAAAAGTAAGTATGATAATAATATTAATACATTCGTGAAGATCGCTAAGGATAGTTTTAACAACATGTTGACTGATAGTAATAATTGTATTACATTTTGGAAACAAATTTCAAAAAATGCAACTAGTACTCTTTCTGCGAATTATGGACTCGAACTTGAAAAAAAGACAACCCTACGCACATTAATTGAAACCACCTCAGCAGGATTTAATAAAACATCATCTCAGTGCGAAATATTATTTGATACAAAATTGAGTGAAGGTACCGCTCATACTTGTGCGTTTTGTGGGATTCAATTTACGGTAAAAAAGAACCAAAGTCAAGTAAGAGGGATGGCGGTGTTTAGTTGTGAACATGTTCTTGAGGTATTTCCACTTGCGATGATATTAGGGTTAACCCCTAATATGAGTTTATATGATGCCCAAACCAAAGAATATTTACAACAACTATATGTTAATTTTGGTTCTTATGTAATTGCGTGTCAACGATGTAATATGATTAAATCAAAATTACAAACAAACGAGACATATGGAATACTCGTGGATTTAATTCAGCAAGGCACGACAAACAACGAACTAGAGTTTGTTAGGAATGATTCGGTTATTGAGGAATTTGTAAATAGAATATGTAACCCATTAGATACAAACGGTGGGTCATATATTAGACAAGTGTATGATTATACCGCATCAACTTATCCAGATTTAGTAAACGATTTACCGACACCTTTTTCATATTATTATAAAAAGGTAGCTGGAAAGCCGTTTGAAGTTTTAATTAATAACTCATATGATAAATGGTTAATTGTAAATAATGCCCATCCTGGATATGATGATATTCCGACAATTCCGACAATTCCTGCTTTTGATAACGATGGACATGCACATGTATATATTATATCTCCATTTCCAGATGCTTATAAAAGTCAACCTGATAATATCCAACTCTTTAAGAATTCATTAATTACACGAATTCGAAACATATTAAACCCTTTAGTATCAAACCTTAATTTAATGTGCAATTTATGGTCTCATCCACAGATTAAAATAACTCCTGGTATATTAGATATTGCTGGTACATCTGCAACCAACGATGAAATTAATCAATTAAAAGGTAAATTTAATACACATGGGTTTATTTTAAGAATACTTGCTTCATTTCCTATGATATTTTTAGAAGTGCTAAATAATAAGCGTAAATCGTGGAGTGTCAAGATGCATGAAAATATTCCGCCTTCACAATATTTAATTAACGGTGGTAGATGCAACCCTCTTTATGGGGGAGGGGAGAAGCGTAAAAAATCACAATCGGTGGATAATACATCTCCATCGCACAAAATCAAACGAGTCGATAAAGATGAGGTTCTCTACGATATTATGTTATTGTATTTCGATTCAGAAAATCCTATACTTGATTTGTATTTACAACTACACGCGGATTTTATAGATATTATAGAAAAAATTGGAATAAACTATTTGTTAAATAATGTAAATAATACAAATACTGTTTTTAATGTAAAGTCCAATTTTATTCATTTAATTGAACATTACCAAAAACTATTTTGTATTCATCCAACACACGTACAATTAAACGGGGCCACGATTTGGATAGAACCAACCACAAATAATATAAACATTTTTAGCAATATAAACAATATTAAATACAATAATTATTTTATTTATACTGCAGGAGAAGACAGATCTAATCCCGATGAAGTTGTTAAATTTAACAATTTTGAACAAATGGATACAAACGTCATTATTAAAATTATAACGATGTTAAATGATATAATAGATAAATTTAACGATTTATTTCGCTCATCTCATGTAGATTGTAGTGAAATGTATACTTCGGTAATAAATGATGATAAAACTAACATTCCAACGAATCAATGCAATATTCAAAATATATTTACAAATGTCTCAAATAATGCAGTTGAAATGATAAATAAAGACAACCCGCAAACGTGCACTTCAAAGTGTAAAGGTATTTTACAAAAACTTATAAATATAAATTTATTACATACGTGGGTACCACCAAACAACAAAAACAACAACGCCAAACAAATTAAAAAGGGGGGAACTTTTTCCAATGATAAAACAATTAAATCTCGCATAAACAAAAAAAAACATCAAACAAGAAAAAAACGCACTGGTTCCACAAAAAAGAAAAAAAACACAAAACAACGAAGCCAAACAAAACGCAATTAATCGCGATCACCCGAATACAAGCTAAATATATTATATAACGAAATATAATATGTTTATAATTTTATGACTTTTATGATTTTAGAATACAAATACTACGAATAAGATGATGTTTAAGAATGAATTGATATCTAATAATTTAATTAGAATATGCCAGACCACCCATACCACTCATGATGCGAAGTACGTTGTAGTTGGTTGCGTACACACGAACCTTTGCGGTGTTGGTTCCCTGGACGGTTGCGTTGGAAAGAACCAGCTGAAGAGTGGCATTATCAATTCGGGAGAAATTGCAAGTTCCGGATGGCTGATGTTCCTCAGGGCGAAGAGCAAAGGAGTAGACGTTGATACCTTCATCAGGATTGCGGGTATGGCACTGGTAAGGCTGGACGAGGGAGAAGTAAGTTCCTTCACGTTCAGAGAAACGGTCCTGTCCGTTAAGTTGCAACTTGGCGGTAACAACAGGGTTCTGTCCCCAACAATGCATGTCAAGAGATGTTTCAGTTAACACGAAGGTACCCGCATCAGAAACAGCTGATTCTCCGTATGCACCCGTATTATTGAATGCGGAAGTAGGAGCATTACCACTTGGGGCAAAATTTGTTTCGGTGTATCCACCATACATTTCAGGATTTCCCCAATATCCAGAAATCGCAACATCGTCAGCACCAGCATCGTTGAAAAGACCATTTGAGTCGATGTAAGCACCACTTGTAGCAGCAATTGAATTAGGACCTCCGAATGAGTGGATTGCGTTTGGAAGAGCGTCAACCGAGTCGGTGTAGTTAAATGGCTGAGCACCTAACACACGGAACAGCTTATTTTCGCAAGTGAGAGAAGAGCAATAATCCACGTTCTGGTCAGGCTGAACAACCCAGATAAGTTCCTTTACAGGGTGATTGAAATTCAACTTAATCTTGTTGGAAGATGAACCAACAGATTCATCACCTGTGAATTGAAGCTGAGTAATTAAATACTCGTGAGGGTTTTGTGCCATTCTTCGTCTTTCATCAGTATCTAAAAAGACATAGTCGACGTATAAGGACGCAGCAACTAATGACTGATTGTATGCGATGGAAGCAGGAACCGACTTGCCTGCGGTATGTGCAGCACCAGCACCGCAACTTAAAGAGGTGACTGCCCACAAGCATTCGTCAATTGGGCGAATATCAAGATTGATTTTCACTTCGTGGTACTGAAGGGCAATTAATGGAAGTGCAAGTCCAGGGTTGGTGCAGAACCAAAATTGAAGAGGAATGTATAGAGTAGTTTCAGGAAGAGCTTTTCTTGGGGCACACACTTGACGAGGAGCTTGTGAATCGCAAGGACCATCGATATCAGAAAAGGATGGATCAGTAATGAAGGTAAGTTGGGTGGTGTTTCCAACCATCTTAAAATATCCACGCTGTTGTTCGCTTGATAGAGTCAGTTGGTTCCAGATATGCATCCAGTCACCATATTGGCGATCAATTCGCTGTCCACCGATTTCAACCTCAACTTGTGCGATTAGCTGTTCTCCAGGGAAATCAAGCCAACGAGCATACACTCCTTCGTTAAAACTAGCGTTTGGACTTCCCATACTTTGGTTAATTTCAGGAAGAGTCACCTGTAAATAAGTTCTAAAAGCAAGATCTCCATTTCTACTAATCACACACTGAACACGGCGACCAAAATCAGCCTGTCCGTTAAATGTTTGTTCAATCGATTCGATTGAAAAGTTAGTGTATCTGCGATATGTGACTTTCCAAAACGTAATTTGAGGGTTTCCAGTAAGATAAACATCTTGAGCACCATAAGCAACCAATTGCATTAAACCGCCTGCCATTCTTTTATACTATTCCTAAAGAAAAAAAAATAAATAAACTAATTTAAATTAAATTATATATTAATTGAACGGTCTAATTCTTTATTTTTCGGTATTTTACCCTATATTTGTTTGAATGAATGTGTTTAGGTAAGATTCGGTCAGGTATTTTTTATTATTTTTGTGTTTTTTGACAAATACATACGTATCCTTCCTTTTTTTAATTGTCCATCCATCGTTGAGAGCGTTATGGATTAAAACCATTTTTTGTATTTGAACCTTATCAGTTGTTTCAAGGTGTTCATTATGAATATTTAGGGATTGTTCCATCTATAAAATATAGAAAATAAACAATATATTTAAACCAAAATGTTAATTATTTATATTAAAAATTAAATAAACAATATATTTAATTAAATACTAATAATGCCTACATTCAAACCTAAGACGATTAAAAAAATAAAAATCAATAAAATGGATAATATTACATTAGATGGGAAGCATAAGGATTTTTTACAAGAGTTTTTAATTGATGAAACCAATAATATTCCAGCCCTATTAACGGAAAAAAGCAAATTAAAAGAACAGCTAAAATGTTTGCGTGAAACGGGGTCTTCTTCCGAAAATAAGATTGAAATGCAACTAGAAATACAAGACAAGCTAAATGATATATGTCAAAGTATACGAGACATTAAAAATAAAAAAAAAGATTATTATTTGAATAATTCTAAATATATATTTGATTATTTTGAAAATAAAAAAAATATAGAAACGATTACTCTAAATAAAAATAAAATGTTGTATTCCTTTTTTAAAATCGACGATGATGAGAAACCGAATGAAACTAAGGGAAATAATATAGTGAAACAATATTTAAATAATATCGATAAGACGTTCATAGATATGACCTTTTTTACGTATCAATCAGATATTTGTAAATATTGTTATAAAGGGGAATTAATTCCTTTAGAGGATGAAGGTATGCTTATTTGTAATTTATGTTCTCGCACAATTCAATATTTAATTGAGAATGAAAAACCTTCCTACAAAGAGCCTCCAAAGGAAATATGTTTTTATGCTTATAAACGCATTAATCATTTTAAAGAAATTATCTCGCAATTTCAGGGCAAAGAAACCACCCAAATAGATAAAGAGGTAATCGAAAATATTAAACAACAAATTAAAAAAGAGCGGATCAATTTGTCGCAAATCACAAATGTCAAGACAAAAGAAATATTAAAAAAATTAGGTTATAATAAATATTACGAGCATATTCCTTTTATTAAGAATAAACTTGGAATAAAACCACCGGTTATGTCGCAAGACCTAGAAGAAAAATTATGCAATTTATTCATAGAATTGCAGTATCCTTATTCTAAATTTTGTCCCAATTACAGAGTTAATTTTTTAAACTATTACTACACCGCATATAAATTATGTGAATTATTGGGTAAGACCCAATACCTTGAGCATTTTCCGATGTTGAAAGACGTCGAAAAACGTATCGAACAAGATACGATTTGGAAACAAATATGTGAAGAATTAAACTGGGAGTATATTCCTACATTATAGTAAATAGGTTATTGTAAACGGGGAATTTACATTGGGAAACCGACCATATTGGCACCAATACCAAATCCAGCACCGGCTCTTGCTGAAACAGCTACCGATGGAAGATATGTGTCGAGGATAGAAAATGTTGCGGCAGCAGTTAATGCAATAAATGAAATCTCATCCACATTCAATGACCGCTGTGGCACGGCATAGCAAACAATCGCTATCATTAAACCTTGAATTAAATATTTAATAATTCGCTTCAATAATTCTCCTACATTAACTAAATTATTCATTATAATAAATAAAAAGAAAAAATATTAATTAATTGTAAAAAACTTAAATACTAATTAAATATATTAAATAATGCCTAAACAATCAAAGTTTGCGATAAAGGAGAATGAATCGAAAAAATCAGATTTGCCTAAATATGTGGATTTATTGGAAGAAGATAAGCCGATCGCATCCCAAAAATTTGTGTGTATTTCGTTTGTGTCTCCCGAAAATATATTAAAGAACAAGCAAATGTTCTTTTTTGAAGAATTTTTAAAGAAGTACGAATTTAATAAATCGATGGAAAAATTCATACAATTCTTAAATTTTGTATCCTACAAATATAATGTAAAATTTGAAGACCTCACAACGGATTTCACCGAATTTGTAAAAGAAGAGCAAAAGGCATTAGGGTCGATTCGTATTGAGGATGAATATAAAACGTTTTTGGATAAGAATGAGGAAGAATTAGAAAAGGTCTTCAGCATTCGAAACAATTTTCAAACAAGTACCCGCGGGTTAAAGGTAAGAGGAGTATTCCCTACGTTGGGTGAGGCCGAATTGAGATGTAAAATGTTGCGTGAGATGGACCCAAACCATGATGTGTTTGTGGGTCCGGTTGGATTATGGATGCCGTGGGACCCAGAAGCATATAAGACGGGAAGAGTTGAATATTTGGAGCAAGAATTAAATCAGCTCATGCAAGAAAAACAAAAGAACGAAATCAACGCTAAAAATACATTCGACCAGAGAGTCAAGGAAACACGCCAAAACGCAATTAATGAAAATATTAAATTGGCTGAAAAAAGCGGAAACAAGTTGACGCAAAGTGTAGATGAAAACGGAAACCTGATTGGAGTGAATAATTTGAATACGCAAGAAAACTTCCTCACTACAAATAATGAAATCTCAAGTGCGGATATTCACAGAGAATTATTTGAAGGAAACACGATCGTAATGAATAAAAAGGACACGAATGAAAGTAATAATAAATCAGATGCATTCACCATATAAATTCCAATACCAATAAAAATAATTAATTATTAAATATGACTACTTTCGTAACAAGTCATATTTAATTGAAAAGAATGTAGATAATGGTTAAAATTTTAAAGAACATTTTAATTTTGAATATAAACGATAACATATACCTAATGTAGAAATTATTATTTCACAAAATTACCATTTTGTCGTTTTTTTAACGTTTATTTTTGGTCCTTGTCCTCGTTTACGAACGTTGTTGGGGTCGTATTTTTCATCATCTTCATCATCTGATGTGATTCCTTTTGATAATTCCCAAAATTCTTTGCTCCCCAATTTAAAATCGTTATGATTTTCTGCCTTATACCAAAATACTTGGTCTTGCAATTTATTTGATTTTACGTTGTTGTTTATAACGAGACATTCGTAATTTTCGGTGCACTGGTCCATGACTTGACAAAACGCTTCAAACGTTGGAAACATACCTGCATAATTTTCATAAATTCTCTTTCTATTTGCGATGTAAGGTTCTCTTAAAATAAATACAAAATCAATATTTGTTCGTAGTGTGGGAGGAACACCAAGTGGGTATTGCATGGTAATAATTAACATTACTTTCCAATGACGCCCATTTAAAAATAAAAGTCGCATCATTTTATCGCGCGACCAAGAATTATCATAGAGACAATCATCCATAATAACAAATGTTCTAGGATCAATATTGCTTTTTCGATAAAGCTCATGTTCTTTTTTTATTTGTTTTAATACACTACGCTGACGTTTTAATATATTTTCAACAATCACCGTATTGTATTCATTATGTATAAATAGTTTAGGCACCATTTTACCGTAAAACCCGTTCCCTTCTTCCGTTCCGGAGATAACTGTTCCAATCGGTATATCTTGCTGATAATATAAAAGGTCTCGCACTAAAAACGATTTGCCGGTATCTCGCCTTCCTATTAAAAAAACAACAGGACCTTTCGTATCGGCCGCCTTAAAGGAAATGCTTTTCATATCAAATTTTTTGAGTTCTAACGACATTTCTATAAATAAAGGAAATATTAATTTTTCAATTACGCAACATTTAGTGTCATTAGTTCAAAATATACAATAAATATATAGGTAAAACCTAAATATGATTGTTAATTACTATAAACGGAAAAACGATTCCTTATTTAAGCAATTTCATGACATCGAATCACTCCACATAGTAAACACTCAAAATTACAATCCCATATATAAACGATTATTTCTACTTAACAACACAAATTATAACAGTATTAATTTGAATCATGACTGGTATCTGACAACAGTTCACGACCACGACAACAATAATACATCACATAATATATATGAATCTCAAATCAAACACGCCACCACAAAAAAAACGAAAAACCAAGAGGTGTTTTTTAAATTTGCCCCGTTGTTGGATCCTTTCAAATATTTAACGGGAAAATATGACATCAACGATACCACTTTATTTAATTTACCAACCGACCCATACGAACCCATTGTTTGTCATAAAAAAATTGAGGGAGAGAATAATTGCTCATACATCGACAGTTTTTTTTCTTTTTTATCAAGTGCATTAATACAACCTCACTCCTTTATTCATGGGGTTGAATTTTATGGTTCTTTTTTAGGCATCAAACATAATTATATTTTAAATCTGGAAGACGACCTTGAATACATCATAGATAACCCTTTTTTTAAAAAACACAACAATTTTTTATTTTCAATTAAATATAATGACGAGGAATACCCACTATCACAAAAACCCAAATTAAAGATAAATTTGAACGAAAATGTTTCTCGTCACAATTTGTCTATAAAATCAATGAATGCCGTTGATTTTGATAATATTTTCGATGAATTCGAACCCGATACAAAGGATGATGATAACGTTGAATCTGCTGATTCGAATTATATCAATTTTGACGAATTGAAAGAATTATCCATCGATTTGTTAAATATCACGCCTAGTGGCGAAACAGCAAAACCGCCCCCATCTTCGCATACGAGTTGTTCTTCAAGAACATCCAACACTTCAAATAGCGAAGAAACAAATTCAATTAAATCTCACCATACACACGAAACAATAACCAGCGATATGGATATTTCCGATAGTGGGGAAACGTTAGAAACCGAATCAGATGAGACCAGCTATTTTGAGGATGACGTTCTTCAGGCAACCATTTTTAAATTTCCAGTTCAAATCATCTGTATGGAAAAATGCGAAGACACATTAGATTCATTCATATTGAATAATTCCATTTCAGAAGAAGAATGGTTCTCAATATTAATGCAAGTTATTATGATATTAATTATCTATCAACAAGCGTTTCAATTTACACATAA